CTGGCGTAAGGCTTGCTCCACCGACGGGTTCAATGTTGGTGCCACTGACAGAGTATTGCCAGCCTGTGCCGTATGACTCGCTGACAATTGTTTCAGTGACCTTACTGCTTGTTTCTGTGTGACTGGACATGGAGCCAGTCTGGAAGTTCGGTATGACTGGCGCTGGACGAACTGGCTTGGCAAAAGCAAACGCTTCGCCTATTAGTCCGCACAACAGCAGAAGCAGAACACGCATCAGTCGATGGTGAGTTCAGTCACGAACTGGCCGATCGCAAGGGTGTTTGCTCCACCGGCTGTGACCGTAAGTGCGCCTGCTGGTGACACTGTGCCCGCCAAGTCGCCAGCCGTTCCTGAAGCTGTGGACTGCAGGCTAGAAAAGTTAGGCACAGTGCCTGCAGTGATGGCTGATGTTGGAACGGCGTCACCCTGCGTATATGACTGGCTGAAACTGAAAGCGTTACCAGGTGTGTCCTGGGTCACAGAGATTGTGCCTGGGGCGTAAACACCGGAGGTGATTGTGCCTGCTGAGATGGTGTTTGCTGTGGTGCCATCTGTACTGTCCACACCTGAGCCACTGATGCTGAACGAGCTGCCAATTCTTTCTGCAGTTGTCATCGCACCACCAACCTGGAGCGAAACACTGCTTTGGATCTTGTGATTCAGATCAGCATGTGCTGCTGGGCCAAAAGCCAGCAACGTAACCAAAGGCAGGAAGTGCTTCATTTTGATGACTCCGTTTGTTCAACTTTAGTCTCTTCTTTTTTCTTTTTTAGCTTGCCAAGAGCAGGCGTGTAAGTTGCTGCAGTTCCGGTCAACAAGGATGCTGGAAAGGTTGGGTCAACAGACTGCGAAAAGATCCCCAAATAATTAGCTGTCAGGATTCCCATGGACCACAGCAAGATCGTGACGCGGACTGCATCACCTAGCCAAGAGTGATTCGGCTCCTCTTGCTCTTGCGGTTGCACTTCTTTGGTTTCTGCCATGATGTAATCAGTGCTGAGGTCGGGGCATGGTCGAAATCTACGCGGCGGCACTCGGCTCTGCTGTAACCGTAGCCGGGCTTGCGGTATCTGGACTTAGAACACAAAGCCAGCAGGGCAGAGATTCGCTGGTGCGCTTGACCGTTGCCGTAGACAATCTCAGCCGTCAGCTAGACGTGCTGCACACAGATATGAAAAGCGTTGACCAAGAGATCTTCGCCAGGCTTGGGGCGCTTGAGCAGGCGATGGCGAAAGTTGAGGGCCACGCGAACAGAAACTAGACTTTCAGCAGTTGAACAATTCCAATGTTCTTGATCCTGAAGCCAATCCTTTTTCGGTTTTTGCGGTCTGAGAGTTTGAAGCGTTTGGTTATAGACACCCTCTGGGCATACAGCAAGCGTTCGGACAACAAAATCGACGATGCACTTTGTCGCCTCCTAGAGCAAAACCTGCTGCCACCGGTCACTGATAAGTGATCCGCAAGCGCGTCGTCTTTGCAATCTTCATTGGGGTGCTAACAGTGCTTTCTGGTGTAATGCTGACCAGTGCTGGCTTGATTTATTACACAGGTTTCCTTGATGGCAACAAACGCTGTGACACGGGAAAATTGAGATGACGCCCCGCCTTGGGAACCTGATGAGCCTCGCGTTGCTCCCCTTTTTCTCGTTCTTCAGATCTGACAGCCCGCACCAGCTTGCTGCAATAAAAGAGCTGGAAGACGCGATGCCTGAAGAGTTGTTAGCTGAAGATGCGGCTTGGTTTGAGGCGTGGAAAGCTAGCGGCATTGCTCAAAAAGCGGTTGTCCCTTATGTTCACCAGCTGGATTTTGATTACAAGGGTCACAGGCGATGTCTAGACGCATCCGCAGCAATGCTGGCCATTATGTACGGCAAGGTGGTCAACAACGCCGAAGAGTACGGGGAGGTGCGGAAGAGATTTGGCGACACGACCGACGTGTTGGCCCAAGTGAGGACACTGAGAGAACTTGGGCTCAACGCCGAGTTCAGGAATGACGCAGATGGCGCATTAGTCGAAGCAGAGATTGCCAGCGGTCGCCCTGTTCTTGTCGGTTGGCTGCACAAGGGCAACATGCTTCGCGGTGAGCCGCCGGACTGTGGCTCGCAAACTTGCGGGCATTGGAGCGTGATCGTTGGCTTTGAAGGCACCGAATCGACTGGAGACGCGCAGTGGGTAATGCACGATCCAATGGGCGCTCCAGACATCGAGCGTGGTGGGCATCCACACCGCTACGGCGGCAAGAATGTCAGGGTGCCGCGCAGCACATTCAATCAACGCTGGATGGTTGAAGGTCCAGGCAGTGGCTGGGTGATCCTTGTCGACGACGAATGATTGGGGCGCTGCACATGGTTCTCGCGCCATGAGCTAATTAGCAGGCCGGGCGCCCCTGCGAGCCTGACTGACCCGCCTCATGAAAGGTGGGAGATCCAACGGTACACAGAATCTGATTCAATGCCAGTTTCAAAAGAGTTCAAAAGGGCAAACGCCCTGATCGTCCGCTACCGCCACCCGCGTGAAGGCCCTCCGTCCTATCTGGTTTGGGAGCCAGAAAAAAGCTACATCTGCCTGACACGGGAAGAGTTGTTGAAGGCAGTCCGGTGGCCCAAATTCACAAGCACTGGAGCGGCTTTGCGACAGTGGATCGAAGAGGTTGAGGAGCAGATTCCACCGGAGCCACACACAACCCAGCTCAAAAAGATTGAGGGCGGGCTGGAGGATTGAACCTCTATTGGCTGTGGTCGTATCTCGTCGCGTTTTACAGCACGGTGGTTGTTGGCTGTGCGCAACCTGTCAACTGGGGCAACTGTTGGCCACCGGACTGGCTAATCCATAGCGTGCATGATTACATGCGTGTAAGAGTTCCTTACTCCGAGGAGCGCAAAGTTCTTGAATCCCTGGAGCAGATCGATGACCTGGGCCGATTGGATGGTGGTAAAGCAAAATTTGACACAGGAGTTGGCCCTGGAACGTCAAATCCGAAGCATTAGCAACGAGGAAGATCTGCACACGCTTCAGCAACTTTGCAGTTCGCTGACCAGACAAAATTGGAATTACGCTCAGCTGCTTAAACAAGCAGTGGGAAGGGTTGCAGAACTGGACGCAAAAATAGCTTGCGGCGAATCAACTCATTCGTAGGCACTAGCCACAACATCAGCATCAATTGAAAACAACCGCTTGAGTTCAAACTTGGCGGCATCTGCTCTTTCTTTGCTGCCATAGCTGCAGGCGTCTTCACGCTTAGCTGTGACAAACAAACGATGGGACGGTCTCAAATAAAACGCGGCCAGATAAACAGGCGCGGGGTCGCAGGTTTTAAGAATGTAGCGCATTGCTCTGCTCAAACTTTTCGCGGCGTTTTTGCTTGGCGGCTTCTTTAGCCTGTGCGTCTTTCTCTGTTGCGTCTACATACAACTGATCGCAGTCTTCAGCAAGCCGCTCATAAATCGCAGTGCGCATCCAGCTTGTGGCCTTCACGCCCTTAGCCTTTGCTAGGAATTTAACCAGCTCCGCCTTGTGAGGATCTAGCAAAAGCTGGAAGTACGTTTTGTTCCCGTGAGGGATAGCCATGGAGTGCGTGTGTGCTACAAGTACCCTACCACGTAGCGGGAGAATCGACCGTCTTTTTCCAAGAGTTCGCTTGAGCCCGCCGCGCTTGAGTGCGTTGGTCCGTACAACCTGCGCGGATTTTGCGGGCACCTTCCAAGAACATTGCGGCCCGCTGAAGATCACCTGTTGTTGCATTTTGGATCGCGCCATTTAGACGCTCCATCACAATTTGCCTTCCTGTACGCGACATCCATCGCCTCGTGGAGGTTTCGATGACAGGTTACCGAGCCCATGCAAGAACAGAACCAACCTCTGTCGGTGTTGTAAACGCTGACCATTAGTGCGTCTCCATCCAGGTTTTGCCGATAGAGACCTCAGCCAGAGCAGGGATGTCCTCAAGCCAGATGGCTTCCGCCTCTTCCATCACTTGTTTTAGTACGGCAGCCCACTCTTCAGCTGCGTCCTCGCGAACCAACAGCAAAATTTCATCATGGACAGCGGCGGCGATCCGCACGGTTTCTTCGCCCGCCTCTTTGACCTTGGGCCATAGAGACCCCAAAGCTCGTTTCAAGATGGCGGCACCTGCCCCCTGGATCGGCGTATTACACCTGACCGTGGCACGGTTCATGTCGCCCTTAAGGACTCGCCGCATCCCTGTTTTTGGAATGCGTACGTTCGCCCAGCGGTTTGCTCTGTCTTTGTAACAGGCGGCGGCTTGTGCCTTTTGCCACGAGGCCACCCCAGAAAAAGTTTCTAGCCAGCCGTTGCGGATTTCTTCCGCCCTTTCTTTTGTCATGGTCACGCCCATGCCTCCGGCATAGTTGCGCAGCCCTTCAGCTCCCGCGCCATACAGCAAGCCAAAGTTTGCGGATTTAGCCGTCTGCCTATCGCAGCCAATGGCCTCAGCCGTGACGGTGTGCGGATCTTCCCCATCCTTAAATGCCTGGATCATGCGGGCATCTTTTGCCACTGCTGCAGCAAGCCGAAGTTCCATCTGCCCAAAGTCGGCATCAACTAGGGCATAGCCTTCTGGGGCTTCAACACAGCCTCGAAACTGTGGATCGCGGGGGATCTGCTGGTTGTTTGGTTTGATACAGGACATACGCCCTGACTCTGCGCCGAGCTGCAAATAGCTGGCACGTACAAACCCATTAGCGTCCATCTTTTCCTGGATGGATTCGATCATCTGGCGACGTTTTTCACACTTTTTCCACTGCAGGTAGATCTGAATCACCTCATGGTCGGCTGCATAAGATCTAAGCGCCTGCCTCGATGCGCTGGGTTTACCGTTGGTGTCCGTAGGCTTTTCTGGGAGAATTTCCCCCAGTTTGTCCACAAGCTGTTTAGGGCTGTTGATGTTGAAGCCTGCATACCGTTTAGTTCCATCGCGAATTTTGCCTTCATCCTTGGCGCGTAGATTAAAACTGCCGTCCTCGTTCCTAGGCAATTTTTTATCTTCTGGCAGTGCGGCATCCAGTTGCAGGATGAAATCGTTGGCTAGGTTTTCAATGTCGTGCTCATAGTCCAGTTTGCGCTGCTGTAGATTTTCGGCGTTCCAATGCAGCCCGGTGCGCCACATTTGAGCCATCGCAGGCAGAGCGCCGCACTCAAGGCCATAGGCAGTATCCAATTTGTTGATGCGTATTTTGGCAGTTAATTTTTCGTCTAGATCCATCAACGCAAAGACATCATTAGCGGCGTACTCCAATTGTTCGTCTGTCAGATCCCCGCTCCAATCCGACTTCTGCAGTTCTTTCGGCAGCTCTCTTTTCAGATAACGCTTTACAAGCTTGTCTAGACTGTGGCGAATATTGGGTATGCCGTTTTCAACTAAACGACTCGCCAACATTGTGCACCTGACAAAACCTGCAGGATATATGTCATGCGCCTGAAGCCACCCAAGGTCAAAAACAGCATTATGAGCAAGCCAGTCTCGCTCGGTGCCTGAGAAAAAATGGCGCAAATCTTGCCAGTCTTCCCGGTTTAGTTGCCGACAGTCGATTAAAACGACCGTGTCGTTGGCTTTAGTGCCTAACTGAACAAGCCGCATCCGCGCCTTTTCAGGCTGGAGCTGCAGCGTCTCAGTGTCAAAGCAAACTGTCCCCGACAGATCAAGTTTGTCGAGATTCTCAATTCCTTTGTAGACATTCACCGTACAGACTCCGGGTAAGGCAAATCAAACTGAAGCCAGAAAAGCTCATGGATCAGCTCTCCTGTTTCGGGATGGGGCGCGTACCAACCGCCCTCCTCTCTGACCCAGCCGGCCTCCTCACGTTTCTGGCGCTGGCTTTTGTCGGCGTAGCTCATGGCTGCAGCTCCGCAAGAGCGACAGACACCACGGTTTCAATGTGGCGCTTATCGATGCAGTTGCCGATCCGCTTGCGCACAACCTCAATGACATTGTAGTAGTCCACCGGGGTCAGGCTCCCGAGTGGTGCGCGTCGGCGGTTACTAAGGCACTCGCGCATAAGCTCAGCGCGAGAGGTGCCCAGCCGCTTTGCTTCAGCGTCGAACCAGGCCAGCTGGCTCTCTTCAACACGTAGTTCAATCTTTTTCATCAGAGGTCTTCTCGATAGAAATTGCTGCCTGGACCGTAGTTTGTGAGAAGGTCAGGCCAATTGCTAAGCACTTTGTTGCGGTTGTAAGGATCTGCAGCAAGTGCAGCCTCTGCCAGTTTTTTGATGAACCCCCCGCCGTAGTGGTGGGCCGTTCTGATGCTGGCGACGATCTGTTTTTCAGTCACGGGGCGGTTGAACGCTAGGGAAAATGTAGCACATTAAGAGTATTTGGTCAGCCCGTTCTCGTCTCGAAGCTGCAGTGCCTCTTTCCAGCCTTCATCAGGCTCGTCAAGAATCTGGTTCACACACCTTTCCCAGTGGCGAATTCTTTGCTTTTCGGTGGCCTTTGGATCTGTCAGGCAGGGGTAGATGGTGAGGTAACGCTTAGCCATCAACGCCTCCAGGGGAGTTTGTCCCCAAAGATGTTTGCGTCATTGTCAAAATCATCGTCATCCCCATGTATAGGTTTTTCCGCGTCAAAAGCCGGAGGCGTTGCGGGGGAAGGGTTCTTAACGACAATCGCGTTTGTCAAAAGGTCGGGGTTTGTCAAAAGGTCTGACGTTCCAGGCTTTTGACAATCGGGGGCTTTTGACAAAAGGGGTTTGTCGTTTAGATCGGTTCCAGGGGAAGGGGTATGACTTTTAACACTCTCTAAAACAGACCCCCCCTGTGCGCGAGCACTGAATTTGGGTGTGACATTTGTACCAACGGCCTGCCAATAGTTGGGTTTACGCCCTTTGAACTTGGCGTCCACGGGTGGATCGCACCGCTGGATCAGTTTTTGATCAGCCAACTTGCTGAGGGCATATTTGATGGCCCGCACCCGATGCACCCCGCCGAGCGTCTCATGCTCCTCAAAGTCTTTTGCCGTCCACGCTTTGCGGTTGGCCCGCATCTCGCTGAGCAGCTGGAGCTTGTACCCCTCAGGACTAGTGGCGGTGTGTTCTTTGGGTTCAGGCACAGGCCCTATTGCATAGGTGAAATCCCCCTTGAGGGTGAAGACCTGGCGCATCCCTTCGCGGTTATCTCGCGACTTTTCGACCGTTACAAGGCGGCTGTTGTAGCTGAGGCCCAGTTCCGTGACTTGCTTGTTGTCAAGCCTGACCATGTTCCAGGTTTCATCGACCGCAGCCTTAATCGCACTGGTGCCACGAAAACCGCCGTTCCGGTTGTTGTGGTGGATCACGATGATGGTGCAAGCCGGGAAGTCCTTGCCGTTTCTACGGGCTAAGCGTTTGAGCGGGTGGGCGTACTCTCTGCGGTTCTCCTCGTAGGGGTTGGAGTCGTTGCAGCCGTCAAGGCTGTCAATAACCACCAGTGCGTAGTGGTTTTTGTGCTGGATCTTGCAGAACTGCCGATACCACTGCATGTCCCATTCCGCCATGACATCCACGTTGGTGCTCATGCACTTTTCTTCGAATTGATTTCTGAGCACCCTTTCGCTCTGATCACCGTTGAGCCAAAGGCATTTGGCTTTAGGCACTGGAACGTTCGCGCCGTGTACGTTGAACGGGATGCCTTGGCTGATGTGCTTGCACAGTGTCTGGCACATTGCGGACTTACCCGTGCCGCCGTCGGCGTGGATCAACAGCAGCCATGGCTTGGGAAGCCACCCTGGAATCAAATACTCAAACGGGGTGTTGTCCAACTCACCAACAGCGGCAGGCTTACAACCCCTGTTTCTTTCGTAGGTGGTGTGTGTGTCGAGCAACCGATCAATGGCCGCAGCACCCTCACGTAAGCGCCCGCCCTCCTGAGCCAGGATGGTTTTTGCTTGGTCCGCGAAGGCTGGGTTGTCGTAAGTCTCCTCAATTTCAAGGCCGCGAGCAATCAGCTCCTCTGGCCCTAAGAGGTCGAGTTTGTACTTTGCCGGCGCTGCCTGGATCTCTTCCACCAGTTGTGCAAGACCGTCCCTTTGAAATCGTGAGCGGTCCTTGTCAACTAAATCCGCCTCCCGAATCAAGCTGCCAAAACCAAGCCCACCGCTTCTAAACCCAGCCTCCCAGCGATCTCTGCAGGGGTTCTGACCGTTCTCCCAGTCCTGCTGGTACTCGTTATCGCGGCGGCTCCATTCTTCCCACAGCTTCAGGCCATCCTGATTCGGCAACTCGCTGTGGAGCATCGCGCCGATCTCCCACCAAAACTGCTCACTGAATGCGCCCCGAGGCTCGATGACGCTCAGGCAGCTTTGCGCAATGGCAATCTTTTCCTCCCTGGATCTGCAGGCGTAACGCGTGTCACGCATGGTGCGGGCGCTGTCCTTTTGGTTGCGCTTGCGGTACTCCTCACGCATCCGCTCAAGCAACCACTCAGGTGCCTCTGGGATGTTGTGCGTGTCACCCTTGAAGGTGTATTCACCCTCGTATTGGCCGTTCTTCCCTGGGTAGGCACCAAAGATGACTCCCTGGCGCCCCCACAAGACCTCCCAACCCTCATGACCTGCGGAAGCGTGGCTGATGTCAGCAACCCGCAGGCGGTCAGCTTCTGGAACGCTGAAGAGGTACTTACAGGCGTGGGGCCGTGGGGACTTGATGCTGGGGGCTTTGTCTAGATCAGCGCCCCATTTCTCCAGAATCGCTCCGAGGTTGTCATCAACGTCAAAAATGACGAGGCCATCTGAGCGGTGGCCGCTGTAAACGCCGACAGCTTTGAACGTGTCCGGGTTCTCTTGAATTTTGAGAGCCGTGGTCTTTGGGGCCAGATCGACGTGGCTTGCTCTGCCCCAAGGTGATTTTCCACACGCTGTTTTGTCGTTGGGCAATGTCTGCCCTTTTGCGTAGATGGGCGCAGTTGCCCAGTTCTCAGGCAATCTGAGGATGAAATCAACCAGATTCATCTGCTACAATCCTTTTGTCAAGTAAATG